GTTCTTATACGGTATCAAAAGCGACTAAGGGGTTGTCCGTTGCAGAGAACGTTGTGGATTGTAATGAAAGTTTATATGTTAGATACGAAAAATACTCTCAATTAGATGGTGGTGATAAAGTAAAAACAAATTATAATTTTAAAGAAATTAAAACTATGATAATTTCTATAGTAAATATTGCAGCATTGTCAACTAGAGAAAAAAAGATATTAGAACAAATTATATTTTGTTCTTTTTATTTAACATCAGGTAATAAAACCGGATTTTCAGCAACAAATAATAATCTTGCCGCTATTGATTTAACAAGTGATTGGGCGCAACCTTCAGATTTCTTCAATAAAAATAGTTATGTGTGTTTAACAAATGCTACCGATATTGTTAAACCATATGCCGTATTTGATAATGTAAATAACGCCATCTCTTTTTTAGTTAATAGATGGAGCGTACGATTATTTCAATTAAATTTAAATGAAAAATTACAATTAAAATCTGAAGAAGCTTTAAAGTTTTGGATAATTAATATAGAGAGCGATTTTAATGTTGGTCAGGAAAATTATAATAATATTAATATTGAAGAAAAAACAATTATGGAACAAAGAATTAGTGAAGGTATAAATCTTTTCAGTGCCACAAAAACGTAAAGTGGTTCTTTAATTATTACTCCAACAATAATGACTTCAATAACACTTTTTTAAAAGTCGCAATATTTATAATAAAAAAAGTTATGGATGTAAAATTAATTTTGGACAGTTATTTAGGTAAAAGTGCTCGTACCACTGAAAAAGATGCTGGTAATGGATATAAAGAAGTATGTGATTTAGACACTGGAGATTGTTATACCATTAGAATGAAAGATGGTTTAATTGAAAGAGTTGACAACACTATGAAACAAAATAAAAAAATTCAAGTTGAAACTTTGCAAGGGGTTAAACAACTTTTAAACGGATAACAAAATGAAAATAGACATAAAAATTTTAGAAGAATTAAAAAGGTATAACAGTATTAATAGTTATATTAGTGAGCAAGATGCGGCATTACCCCCAAATCCGGGAGCTCCCGCTCCAACAGGTGAGGAATTACCGTTATTGCCACCAGCTCCAGAAACGCCAACTGGTGCGGCTTCAACACCCCCAGTTCCTGTGGATGTTAAAAACGACCCAGATGTTGAAAAACTTGATGGTGATTCAGATAAAAAAGAAGAACTTGACATTACGGACTTAGTTAAGTCACAAAAAAATGTTGAAGAAAAACAAGAAGAGTATTTTCAAAATTTATTTAGTCAGTTAACTAACTTAGAAAGTAAATTATCTGATATGGATACTATTGTTAATAAACTTAACAGTTTAGAAGCAAAAATTGAAAAATATAGAATTAAAACACCTGAAGAAAAAATACAATTAAGAACATTAGATTCTGGACCATATAATCAAAAACTTAGCGACTTTTTTGAAGACAAACAAGAAGATTTTGAAAAATCTGGGAAGGACCAATATATTCTAACTCAAGACGAAGTTGAAAATTATCAACCAAGTGAAATCAAAAAAAGTTTTAGAAACTTTCAAAACAACGAACCAACTAACAAAAATTAATAATAAAACGACCTTAGGGTCGTTTTTAATTTAAATGGTAATTGACATAATGTGTTTTATTGACTATATTTTATTTGAAACAAATTAATAATATATACACATGTCAACAAAAAGCACATTAGATTCAGTTTTGGCTCAGTATGAGACCTCAAAACAAAGCGGTACATCTTCCACTTTTAAAATGTCACAAGATGAGAGAATGAAAAAATATTTCGCGGCTATCTTAAAAGATAATGAAAAACAAGGTCAGCGTAAATTAAGAATTTTACCAACAAACGATGGAAGTTCACCATTTAAAGAAGTTTGGTTTCATGAGATTTTATTAGATGGTAAATGGCAAAAATTTTATGACCCAGGAAAAAATGATAACGAACGTTCTCCTTTAACTGAAGTTTATGAAGAACTTATGTCAACTGGTAAAGAGTCTGATAAAGAATTAGCGAAACAATACAAAGCTCGCAAATTTTATATCGTTAAACTTATTGACCGTGATAATGAAGATGATGGAGTTAAATTTTGGAGATTTAAACACAATTATAAAAATGAAGGTGTTTTAGATAAAATTATTCCTATTTGGAGAGCAAAAGGTGATATTACTGACGCTGAAAATGGTAGAGATATTATCCTTGAATTAGCAAAAGCAAAAACTCCAAAAGGAGCGACATATACCATTATTCAAACTATTATGCACGATGACCCAACTCCATTACATAAAAGTAAAGATATTTCTAGTGGTTGGATTACCGATGAATTAGGTTGGGACGATGTTTACTCTAAAAAACCTGTTGAATATCTTGAATCAATTGCGAGAGGTGAAACTCCACGTTGGGATTCTGACGCAGGGAAATACGCTTATAGCAATACAACAGAAAGTACTGTTTCCATGGGTGGAAAATCTTTAACAACAAACAAAGACCCACAATCTGATTCAGAACCAGATTCAGAAATGCCGTTTTAATTAAGTAAGCGTGGATTAAATTAATTATAATCCACGCTTTTTTTTATGTAAATTTTTAATTTTAATTATGAAAACAGAACAAAAAATATCACAAATGATGTATGAATCACTTGTAAAAAAATATGAAGCTCAAATTAGTGAAGCTGAAACAACATTACTTATTTATTTTACAAATCCGGTTGGTATTGGTGAACACCCACAACATTTAGAAGAAATGGATAAATTTGTTGAAAAATTAGCAAACGCTAAAGACAAACTTGAATCTATTAATCATTTTAATAAATATATTAACCATGGCAATTAAGAAAAAAGACACTTCTCTTTCAAATATAAAAGAGAAATTTTCAACAAAAACAAAATACAAACCCGAAAGTTTTTATAATTGTGGTGACGCATTTATGGATGCTTGTGGTTTACCTGGACCTGTAATGGGGGGTATTAATATGTTCTTAGGACATTCAAATACTTCAAAATCAACGGCAATGATATTGGCGGCGGTTGATGCTCAAAAAAAGGGTCACTTACCGGTGTTTATTATAACGGAAAAAAAATGGTCCTGGTTTCACGCGGTTGAATTAGGTTTACAAGCAGAACAGAATGAGAATGGTGAGTGGGATGGACATTTCATCTTTAATGATAGTTTTGATGTTATTGAACAGGCCACTGACTTTATCAACAATGTTTTAGATGCTCAAGAAAAAGGTGACGTACCGTATAATTTACTATTCCTATGGGACTCAATTGGTAGTATTCCGTGTCAAATGACTTTTGAGGGAAAAGGTGGGTCTATGCACTCGGCAAGGGTGTTGGCAGATAAAGTAGGTATGGGGGTTCATTCTAGAATTTCAAAATCTAAAAAAGAAGATTATCCGTATTATAATACAATAGTTTTTTTGAACCAACCTTGGGTTCTTTTACCTGATAACCCCTTTGGTCAACCGGAAATTAAGAGTAAAGGTGGTGAAGCGATATGGTTAGCTAGTAGTTTGGTATTTTTATTTGGTAATCAAAAAAAGGCGGGTATAAACCATATTACGGCGACTAAAAATGGAAGGACTATTTCATATGCGACTAGAACAAAAATTTCTATATTAAAAAATCACGTAAACGGAATACAATATAAGGATAGTAAAATTATTGTGGTCCCTCAAGGATATATTGCAGATACAAAAGAGTCGTTAGATAAATATAAAAAAGAGTATTCCGGGTATTGGAATGCCATACTTAGTGGTACGGGGGAGATTACACTTGAGGAATCAGAAACAGAAAGTTTTGAAGAAGAATAAAAAAAATTGATACTATTACTACTTTTAAGTATTTTTAAAGTATTTATATAATATGGGAAGACATAAGATTGATGAAGATAAAAAAAAGGTAAAGGTTTCGGTCGCGATTGACCCCGAATTACCTCAACACTTCAAAAATAAATCTATAAATTTATCTTCCCTTGTTAATAAATTATTAAAAGAATATATTAAAAATGGAAACTAAAGTTTGTTCTAAATGTAAAGAAGAAAAAAAAAATTGTGAATTTGGTAATTCAAAATCTTCTGACGATGGATTACTATATTGTTGTAAAAAATGTAATAATGAACGAAGTAAAATTTATCGTAATGAAAATTATCAAAAAACATTAGAACAACATAGAAAATGGACGGCAAAAAATCCTGAATGGGTTTACAATCGTTACAAAAAATGGAGAAAAGGAAACCCAGATAAAGTTAAAGAGTTAAGAAAAAATTGGTTAGATAAAAATCCGGAAAAAAGAAAAGAATATCGAGAAAATTATAAACCAAGAAAACACGAACGAAGAAAAGAAAGGAGTGATAATGACCCTGTTTTTAATTTAGTTAATAGAATGAGAAGTAGATTAAGAAAATACTTAATTACTCATAATATCACCAAAAGAAACAAAACTTTTGATATTGTAGGTTGTACCCCCCAATTTCTAAAAGAATATTTAGAAACCCAATTTACTAATGGTATGAGTTGGGATAACAGGAGTGAGTGGCATATTGACCATATTATTCCATTATCATCGGTAAAAACAGAGGACGAACTTTATAAGTTGTGTCATTATAAAAATCTTCAACCATTATGGGCGGAAGATAATTTGAAAAAGAGTAACAAAATTTTATAGTAACGAATATAAACAAAGGAAGTGACAAAAACATTATTAATTGACGCTAACAATTTATTAAAAATTGGGGTTTGTGGAGTAAAAGATTTTTACCATAATGATAAACATGTTGGAGGAATATGGTATTTTATAAACACTATTAGAAGACTTATTGATGAACAAAACTTTGATAAAGTAGTTGTTATGTGGGACGGTGACGACAATTCATCAACTAGAAAAATTTTATATCCTCAATATAAAGAAAACCGCAGACATGGGGTTAATGAAATGGAAAATGATTCTTTTGACGAACAAAAAGGTAGAATTAAACAATATTTAGAAGAAACTTTTATACGTCAAATTGAACAGGATAATAATGAAGCTGACGATTTAATTGCTTATTATTGTTTAATTTCTCAAGACGAAAATAAAACTATAGTATCTTCAGATAAGGATTTAACTCAATTAATTTCTGAAAAGGTTTCTATATACTCACCAATGAGTAAAGTGACCTATAAAAACGGAGATAAAATTCGAATAAAACATTATGAATTTCCTCACGAAAATATTAAAACATATAAGATATTATCAGGAGATAAATCTGACAATATTGATGGAATTTATTATTTAGGTGAAAAAACATTAGTTAAATTATTTCCCGAAATACTTGAAAAACCCATAAATTTTAATGATATTTTAATAAAGGCGGAAACGTTATTAAATGAAGATAAAAATAACAAATCACTTAAAAATTTATTGTCTGGTAGAACAAAAAATGGTATATATGGGAATAAATTTTTTGAAACAAACTCAAAAATTATTGATTTATCGGAACCATTAATAACTGACGAAGTTAAACAAATTGTTGAAGAATATTATAAAGAAACATTAGACCCTGATGGTAGAGGTTATAAAAATTTAATGAAGATGATGATGGATGATGGACTTTTTAAATTTTTACCTAAAACAGACGATACGTGGGTTTATTTTTTAAAACCATTTTTAAAATTAACAAGAAAAGAAAAAAATAAATATCAAAAAAATAACACAATATGAAAGAACTAGATTCAACAAAATTAGAATTTTTAATGACAGTTAATCAAAACATAATCGTCCAAAGATTTTTTAATGTAAGGGATTATAATCCAAATGCAAAATATTCAGAAGACCTTTATCTTTTTCTGAAAGAATTTAAAGACTTGGTAAGTGCTGAGTTTAAATTAAAATCGGTTGTTTATCTTTTAGAAAACAAAGAAGAAATTAAAGATAACCCAGAACTATTAAATACGTCATATACTGATGGTCCTGAAAGTTTTAACATTTATATTAAAATAAATGATATGACAATTTGTCACAGAATGTTTGACGCTAAAGTGTACCCGCCTAAGATAAGATACACCGTAGATATACGCCCGCACATAAAAAGACTACTGACAAGTTTAACTGACATTTTTTCATCGAACGAATTGTCTTTTGAATATGCGGAAGTTAAGTTAGATGTGTAATATTTATTAAAACGGAGAATTAAAAAATGGGAACTGGTAAAAATTTTGAATATTTAGGTAGCGTTTTTCAGTTACAACTTTTAAATCAAATCATAATTGATAAAGAATTCGGTAGGTCAATAATTGACGTTATTGAATCTGATTATTTTGAAAACAAATATTTTAAAATCATAATTCAAATGATTAAAGAATATTATGTTAAATTTGAACATACCCCATCATTTGAAACATTAGAACAAATAACCAAAGTTGAATTACAACAAGAACTAGCATCAAAAATAGTTTTAGATACTTTAACAAAAATAAAAGAAGCTCCAAGTAGTGGTTTAGGTTTTGTTCAAGAAAAAGGAATGAAGTTTTGTAAACAACAAGAACTTCAAAAAGCCATGGTTAAAGTTCAAAAAATAATTGATGGTGGTGAGTTTGAAAATTATGATAAGGCTGAAGAATTAATTAGAGAAGCNATACAAGTTGGTACAAAAGGAGACGGATTACTTGATGCGTTTTCTAATTTGGATGATGTTTTAAATGAAGATTATCGTCACCCAATTCCAATGGGTATTTCAGGTATTGATAGACTACTTAAAGGTGGTTTAGCTAAAGGGGAGATAGGTGTTATACTTGCCCCAACAGGAGTCGGTAAAACCACTCTAATGACTAAAATTACAAATCACGCATTTAACTTAGGATATAATGTTTTACAATTATTTTTTGAAGATAATCCAAAAATTATTCAAAGAAAACATATTACATTGTGGACTAAAATACATCCGGATGAGTTGACATTGAGAAAAGAAGAAGTAATAACTAAAGTTAATGAAATAAAAGAGGCAATGCCAAATCATTTAATTTTAAAAAAATTACCATCAGATACAATGACTATGTTACAGATTAAAAATCAAATTCGTAAAATGGTTGCTGACGGTATTAAAATTGATATGGTTACTTTAGATTATATTGATTGTGTTGTTCCAGATAAAAATTTGGGAGACGAATGGAAGTCTGAAGGGTCTGTAATGAGAGCTTTTGAAGCGATGTGTCATGAAATGGATTTAGTTGGGTGGACAGCAACTCAAGGAAATCGTAGTTCTATTTCTTCTGAAGTAGTTACTACTGACCAAATGGGAGGGTCAATTAAAAAGGCCCAAGTGGGTCACGTTATTATAACTGTGGCAAAAAGTTTACAACAAAAAGAAATGAAATTAGCGACAATTGCGATTACAAAATCAAGGATTGGTGATGATGGTGTTGTTTTTGAAAATTGTAAATTTGATAATGGAATGCTTGAGATTGATACTGAAAGTTCAGTTACTTTCTTAGGACTTGAAGAAAAACAAGAAGAAAGACAACGTGATAGAGTTAAAGATTTAATGGAAAAAAGAAAACAAAGACAAACTTAAAAAATATGGAAAAAATACTAAAAGAAAACAAAGATAGATTTGTTATTTTCCCAATACAACATAATGATATATGGGAATTTTATAAACAACACCAAGCCGCTTTTTGGACCGCCGAAGAAGTGGATTTGTCAAATGACATTCGTGATTGGGAAAACTTGTCAGAAAATGAAAAATATTTTGTAAAAAATATATTATCGTTTTTTGCGGCTTCT